AACGTTCACCGTCTCTGTTCTGAATAAAAATTGCCTTGATATTTTTCTTTTGACTTCGTGCGCCTGAAAACATTTCGTCAACTGCTTTGTGGTGTCTGACAATAACTTCAGTTGCACCTTTTACTGCGCGGCTAGTTTTCTTGGAACTCTTTTGATTCCATCTTGATTCATTCATTGTACTTGACATTTCTAGTTCTTCCTTAGGGCCTTGCGTGGTTGCAAGGTGTTGAAAATCGTTTTTATCAAGGTTAGTTTTTGCAACATCCCTTGTATCAAATCTTAGCAATCTACGCATTGAGAAAAATCTCATTTCTTTTAAAAAATTGTACCAATGCTGTTTAGCAGGATCGTCTTGATTCTCTGTGATACCTTGACTGTAATATACTTTCAAACTACCCAAATCGTTTAAACTGATACTAACACGGCCTAAATTGTTACCTTCTATAACAAAGTCAAAGTCAAAGAACCGTGCTTCTGCAGGGTCAATAGTTACAGCGCCTGTTTCGTCACCCATTTCAAGATTGCTGAAACGGCTACGAACTTTGTCAAACAGGTCTTGAGAAATTATCTGAATTGCTTTCATAGTGTTATTTATTAATAATTGCTTACATAAACGGGCATTGGCATTACCCATTCGTCTTCACGTTCTTCACGCATTTTGTCGTAAATTGCCGGATCCCAGTCCTGTAAAACCATGGCCATACGTACTGCTAACAACATAGCACTAACTAAGTCATCATGTTGCCCTGTTTTTGCTTCAAAACTTAGCCCTTTAGCAATGTAGGTTTTTAACTCTGAAATTACTGCTTTAGAGTTAAGTTTCATTCGATTACTTTCGATCAGATGCTTTAACTTGGCACAGGTTGCAATTTTACTAGTTGCAGTTGTATAAAATCCCTTACGATAGCGGCGTACATGTCCTTTCTTAATTGGCTCACTTAAGAAAAGTCCAGGAACGCTTTCTTCTCCTAGTTCGTTAATGGCAACTAATGCCGCTTCTCCTACACTGTTGTTTTCAACACTATAATATAGACTTGCAACGCCACCCTTTTTAGTACACTCGTCGTTGATATAATTACAAATATCTCTTAGTATACGCACTTGTCCTTGTATAGGAGTTAGATTATGATGCCATTCTCCTACCTGATCAAAACTAGGTAATTCTATAATTTGTATACCGGCAGGGTCGCCTCCCGTACCTAAACTAGGATCAAGTGCAACAAGATATGTATGTTTAGGATTAATCTTTTTGTACCATCTTGCTTGACCCATTTTCATAATAGGTTCTATGCCTTCCATGTCAGCAAGTTTAATACTGCTAATCAATGTTTCGTCAAAGATAATAAATTCACATTCGTGTTCACGGCGGAACCGTTCATCTCCTACACGACTGCGTTCTTCCCCGGCCCATTTATCGTCACGATCTGGATGCTGATTCCATATTGCCATATAAGGTGCAAATCCGTTCTTACCAACTACAGTTGTATTACCAAATTCGTCAAGACGTTTGTTTGCTTCACGCCATATTAGCGAGAACTGATCTTCATCACTGTTTGGAGTTGATGTAATAATCGCTTTACCACCAGTTGCTAGTGTAGGCGAAATAGAAGTCCAGAATTCTGTGGCAATATTAGGTTCAACATAGGCAAACTCGTCGCAATATAGTAACGATACAGACATACCTCGACCAGTTGTTTCGGTTGTTGTTTGTGCAACAATACGTGATCCGTTGTCAAATTCAATTGACTGTTTATTATAACTGGTAACGCCAGCACGTATCCAGTCAGGGCAGGTTTCGTATGCGTAACGCAGACGTTGCATAATTTCCTGAGCACCTGTATATTTGTGCGCTGAGATAAGAATTGTACTATCAGGTACAAACATGCTATACCATAGCAAATAGCCTACGGCTGTTGTGGTCTTTCCCATCTGGCGCCCAAGCATGTTAACGCTAAAGCGGTGATCGTTGTAACTTTTTAATAATTCTCGTTGATATTCAAATGCTTGATATTGAATCTTGCCTTTGGTAGGATGTTGAATAAAGAAATAATTGTCAAGAAAGAATGCAGGCCCAGTTACTGGGTCTTGACATTTTATCAAGTTTGCAATGTCCTCTTCGGTAAACTTCTGAGTAGTATGTGCTGTCTTGATTAGTTTGTTGTCTGCTGCCATATCTTTATTTAATGAAAAAAATAGCCCCAGAAGGGGCTATTTTGGTTTTAGTAGAATTTATAACCTACGCAAGCCTGCTAGTTTTAAAATATCTAGACTTTCGTTTGTTGTTTGTTTTTCCGGCTTCTTACCAGTTTGTGGTACGCCGACTTTCTTTTGCAAGTCTTTGATCATGTCTTCGTCATCACCGTGACCGACTTTGTCTAATACTTTTTTACCAAATGCTTTGGCTTTGTCCATGATACCTTCGTCTGTTTCTTCAGTTGTTTCACCGATAAAAGATTTATATTCTTTCATCAAGTTTTCAAACGCTACACGGGCCTTAGGAGAAGTACCATCCATACGATCACCAGTACCTGGTTGATTTTCTTGATTAGCAAACTGGTTAGAATCAAAAGGTTCTGCACTGTTTGGATCAGACGGAGTATTATCGTATTCCTCAACTGGCTCTTTTTCATCATCTTCTGCATCATGGTCATCCATGTCATGATCACCATCGTCATCAATGTCACCATGATCGGCACTAACATCATCCCCACCAAATGGGTTACCGTTGTCACCTTCTGGCTCTTCTTCGCCACCTTCGTCATCACTGTCGTGTTGGAATGGGCCTAGATCGTCACCTTGCTCATCGCCGGCTGGCTCTGGATTTAGTTTATCTAATACAGAACGCATTGTATCTGCACCACTTAATGGTTCAGCAATTGCTGGTCCAACGGCAGCAATAGGCTCTGGAGTTAAACTCATTGGACTTGGCTCAATACCTAAGTGACTTGGCTCAACTTGATGCATGCCTGCTAGTTGCATAATATCACGCAACATGCCAGTTAATTCAGATCCACTATCTGCTGTCATGTTAATAGAAGCAGGAGTGTGGCTACTGCCTCCCATACCTGGCATAGGCATCATACCACATTCTGCAACGTTGTTGATACTTTCTTTAACTACTCTTGGGTTGCTAGCATCTAGTTCGGCTAAACGCTTCATTACATCGATCATTTGCATAATTATTTCCTTAGGTCCTGTGCCATGAATTTAAGAATACTATTTGTATTCACGGGTGCATCGGTATTAAACTTGGCGACACTTTCAGTAGGAATTTCTTCACCACGTTCTTTGCGTTGCAATTTTAAGACATCATTAAGTTCTTTAAGAAAACTGGCATTGTATGTGCTACCGTAGTAATCATCAAACTGTGGACTGCCAGCCTCTTTATATTCTGGATCATTTAGAAGTGCGCCTTCACGCTTTGGCTCTTCTTGCTGATACTCTTCTAGTGGTTCACCAGGACGACGGACAACTAAACGTTGTTTGCTAACTTCTAGTCCTTGTGATAGATATTCTGTAAGTTCAAATTGTGTAGCAGGATATTCTAAAGTAACTTCGTAGATGCTAACTTCACAATTTTTAATTTGTGGAAAATCTAACGGGAGCGATTGAATTGGTGTTGTTCCTACTTTTTTGAACGCACCTACTTTAAATCGGTCTAACATAGTTTTCATTTTAGACTCTTGTTCGGCGGTGAAGTCTCCGGCTACTTTAACGCGAAAGTCACGTTGCTTTGCCTGTAGGCCTTCTTTTAGGTGTTCTTTGAAGTTTTTCATAGTGTATTATTTATTCAGATTCTTTAGTTTTTCTAAGATACTATTTCGATCAGTTAAAATATAGCCTTCGCCTTCTATAGAGTTAGTATCGTTACTACCGTTCTTTTTGTCAATTGCAAGTTTTTTAAGTTGCAAATCAACCATTTTTAACTTCTTATCAATCTTATTTGTTTTTGCAGTAATAGCGGCGTTCATCATTTGCGCGGCAATTTCAAACATACGAGATCCGTATCTTGGATCAACGTTCATACCTAGATCCATTAGGTCGTCATATGCTTGTTCTGCTTTACTAGCAAGACTATCTAATTCCATATCGCTTATATCTCCGAGCCCTTTTACCCTAGGCAGTGCGGCAGCAATTTTGTCAAATTCTTCCAAACGTTCTTCTAAGTTAATAACAGGTTGTGCTGGTGCAGAAGGCTCGTCTGCAATCAGAGGATCTTCGTTAGATGGCAAGTTTAGTAGTTCTTCAAGTTTCTTTGTCATACCAATACTTATTTCCTTTTGCCAGGGTTGTGGAAAATATCTGTCTCATTTATAATACGGAATTGAATTCCTTGATTCCTACACCAAGCACTTGCGGCTTCCCACTTGGCCATATTCTTAACATACTGTGCTTGATTGTAGGGATTTTTTCCAACTTTTTCTGCTATTTGTTGATTTGCAGGCTTAATTTCAACCATTTCAACATGCTTCTTTTGATTACGATCTACATACGTAATTAAAAAATCAGGAAGGTATACAGTTTGTTTTCCAGTTAGCGGATCTCGATAAGGGATTTTAACAGGCTCACTTGCCCATTGTTGTATTGCAGGATTGTTATCACAGAACATCATAAATGTGTGTTCCCAGCCGCTTCTATAAACTGGGTCTTTGCTACCTGCATATTTTTCAGTGTTCTTTACATTGTAAACACCCTTGGCAAATTTTAAACTCATGTTACAATATTTCTTGCTACTGGTTCAAACGGTTTAAATCCCGTGGATTGTCCTAGGTAACTTGTTTTAAATCTGTTGAAGTTAATGATATCTCCAACAACAGCACTAAGTTCTGCACCTTGCAGTCCTTTCATAGTATCTAGAACAGCCATGGGATTGTATCCGTCTGTCTTGGCCTGCTTCATAATAGATATTGAAATAGTTTCCGCCGAAGACTTATCAAATCCTTTGCTTTCAAAGAATCCCTTCATCATACTAAATGTACTTGCATCTATTTCAAAAGGTTTTTCGTAATAGGAATCAAATGCCTGTATAGTAGCATTTTTAGATGATGCGGGAAGATTGTTAATTGTAGTTGACATTATTTCTTAAGAACTAATCGAAGCGGGCCTGCTTGTATCACACCTCGTCCGTGAAGGCCGCCGTGCCCGTACCACAAGTTTAATCCTGCAATACTAAAACCACCAGGTCGCTGACCAGATGTTAACCCCACTGATGCAGACCCGATTGGGCGAGGTGATGCGTATGCAGGACCTTGTTGTGCGGCTGCTTTATTTAATTGGCTAGACGAGAACGGGGTTGTTGGACTTGGGTAACTTACCACAGGTTTTGGTGCAGGAGTCCATTTTGATCCAAGTACCTGCTCGGGTGCTTTTTGTGGAAAAGGATTATATCCTACTTGTAAAGGACTAGGACTATTATCATAATACTTAGATGCAAATCTCCCAGGTGCGCTACCTTTAACAATATCGCCTTGATAGTATAGAACATCTTCGTAAACAACACTCATTTTATTTTGTAAAATTTTGTTCCCAACAGATTGCTCTACAGTATCGTGTTCCCAAGAAGATATCATAGGATTAACTAATCGCATCTGTGTAAATCTACCCTGATGCAACACATAAACATCAATACTATCAAAGAAAGGTTTATCTTGATAATTGTTTAAACCGTAGAACTTGTTACCTGGACTATATTTGGTATCGTTATAAGCACTAATGCCGCCGTTTACATCTCCATAGTTGCTGTCGACATAATAATATTTGTAATAGTTTTTCCAAAGACCGTTAGTAATTTCACTATTATCATCATGGAATTCAATACTAACAGATTCGTAGTTTAACTTAGTTTGTATGTTTGTTTTTCTATTATATTGATTAATAGTTTCTGTGCTAATCTTAAACTTAGGCAAGTCGATTTTTTTAACCAACATCCCTGCATCATAAATTCCGTCTGCATTTAACCATTGCTGATCTATTACTACACCAGGTGTAATATTAAACGATACAAAATATAAGAACCCTAGTTTAGGTGCCCTTGCAAAGTTTCCGTCAACATAAAGACCCGAGGCATGTGAATAACTCTTAAAGTTAACTCCACTGCCGTTATTACTTAAAAAATTTGTAAAGGCGCTACTCATAGTATTATTTATGTCACAAAAAAAGCCCAGATAGACCGGGCTTCTTTAGTTTTTGATAGATTAACTACCGATAGAAGTTGTACCTACTGTACGTCCGATTGGTAGACCTAAGCCAACTAATCCGCCGTTAATACCTACTGTTTGTAGTGCATTGTCGTAACAGATAGTTAATTCAATACCTAGTGGATCGCTCTTACTGTAGTCGCCTCCGTCATAACTGACAGATTTGACCCAGCATCCTTGAACTTCAAATGTTTCTAGAGGAATTGGTGTATAAGCACCGTTACCACCATCTAAAATTTCAATGTATGTAGTAAACTTATAGTCTAGACCAGATGCGGCACTTGCTTGTTCGAAGAAGTCAAATTGCTTTTGCATCTGTTCGCCAACTTTGTTTGTAACTAAGTTAGTCATGTCGTCACGTAACTTCAACTTAATGTCACTGAATTTAGGTTTGCCTAAAATCTTAACTTGGCTGTTGTAAACGTGTAAAATTTGCTCGTCAAACTCTGGCTTTGGACGATCGACAGTCATAACCTGTTTGGTTAATTCTGTTGCTGGTGCTCCACCGACACCAAAGTTTACTAGGGTAACGCGGAAGCGATACGCTAACTTTGGCATTAGTAAACCTTGGCTTGCGGAACTTTGGTCTACGTCTAGCGGAACTGAAAATCTTGATAAACTTGCGATTGGCATTTAATGCTCCTTAT